GTCGTTGGTCTGTTGAGAAGTTCAAGGGTCTTCTGTTCCAAATCGAGCGTGATGCTAACGCAATCGCTCAGAGAACAAGAAGAGGAAAGGGCAACATCATCATGTGTTCTGCAGACGTTGCTTCTGCACTGACCATGGCTGGTGTTCTCGACTACACCCCTGCACTCAACGCTAACCTCAACGTTGATGATACTGGCAATACATTTGCTGGTACTCTGATGGGCAAATTCCGTGTATATATTGACCCATATTCTGCTAACCTGACTTCAGGTAATGCAACTCCTGGCAACCAGTATTATGTTGTCGGTTATAAGGGTTCTTCCCCTTATGATGCGGGTCTCTTCTATTGCCCATATGTACCTCTCCAGATGGTACGTGCCGTTGGTGAGCAAACCTTCCAGCCCAAGATTGGCTTTAAGACCAGATATGGTCTTGTTGCTAACCCATTTGCTGAGGGAACCACTCAACAACTCGGCGCTCTTAACATCAACGCAAACCGCTACTATCGTAGAGTTGCTGTTAAGAACCTCATGTGATCTAGTTTCACAAGATCTATCGGAGGGTCCTTCGGGACCCTCTTTTTTTATCTAAATATTTAAAAAAAATATGGCTAGACCATCCCAATTAGAAAATAGAAATTTTCTATCACCTACAGGATTTAAATTTACTTTAAAGAGAAGTCCTGGGGTTGCATTTTTTTGCAATCAAGCAAATATTCCTGACTTGACTTTAGGTATTGCCGTTCAATCTTCATACTTGAAGGATATTGATATTCCTGGAGATAAGATCCAATTTGGTGATTTAACTCTTCAGTTTATGGTTGATGAAGATTTGAAAAATTATATGGAGATTCAAAACTGGATTCGTGGTTTAGGATATCCAGAAAAAATTTCTCAGTTTAGAGAACTACAAGCAGAAGGTATTGTAAGAGAAAGATATAAGCAAGCATCGCCAAACATTTACTCTGATGGTGTTTTGCAAATTTTGAATAGTTCAATGGTTCCAAAATTTCAAGTTCAATTTAGAGATCTTTTTCCATACTCATTATCAACTTTGCCTTTTGATGCTACAATGACAGATATACAGTATTTTACTGCTGACGTAAGTTTCAAATACACAATTTACGACATAACAACCCTAGGTGGAGATCCTTTATGAGTATTGATCTTGATAAAATTCAAGAAATGTGGGAAAAAGATACGAAAATAGATCCAGATAATTTACATACAGAATCTTTAAATATCCCAGTTCTTCATGCAAAATACTTTGATTTATATAATACCATTTTTCTTCTAAGAAAAAAAGCAGAACAACAGAAAAGAAATATTCGACACGAAAGGTATGAATACTACTCTGGAAAGTCTGATCCAGAAGTCTATGTAGATAATCCATTCCCCAAAAAGATTCGTGATAAAGATACAATGCAAAAGTATCTTGATGCCGACGAAAAACTCTCAACAGTATGTTTGAAAATTGATTATTACGATACAATGCTTACTTACATTGAAAGCATTTTAAAAATGATACAGAATAGAACATATCAAATTAAAAATGCGATTGAGTTTATGAGATTTAACGCTGGACTAGGGTAATAAATATTTACAGATGCATGAGACATCGTGAATACAACGGACCTTGTTATATCCAAATCAAACGAAGTATTTTTAAAGATTAATACAGAACCTCATATTGAATATGAACTAAGAGATCATTTCAAGTTTGAGGTTCCAAACGCAAAGTTCATGCCACAATATCGTGGCAGAAACTGGAATGGAGAAATACATCTATATGATATGAGGTCCAAACAAATCTATGTTGGACTTTTAGATAAGATTGTAAATTTCTGTGAGCAGTACGGATATTCTTATAAGTTTGAAGACAATAAATTTTACGGACAACCATTTGAGATAAATGAATTAATCTCATATGAGGGCGTAAAAGATTATATGCAATCTATTTGCTCTCATTCCCCGAGACAATATCAAATTGAGGGAGTATATGATGCTCTAAAGCATAATAGAAAACTGCTGATAAGCCCCACTGCCAGCGGCAAATCGTTGATGATTTATTCCCTCGTAAGATATTATGTGGATAAAGGGCAAAAAATTCTTTTAGTTGTTCCGACGACATCTCTTGTAGAGCAGATGTACAAGGATTTCCTTGATTATGGTTGGGATGCTGAGTCATATTGCCACAGAATTTATTCGGGAAGAGAAAAAACAAATGAGTTTCCAGTAACAATTACAACTTGGCAATCTGTATATAAATTGGAAAGATCATTCTTTGAAGATTATAGTGTGATTATAGGAGATGAAGCTCATTTATTCAAGAGCAAATCTTTGATAGAAATCATGACTAAACTTCATCATGCAAAATATAGATTTGGTTTTACAGGAACTCTTGATGGAACTCAAACTCATAAATGGGTGCTAGAGGGTTTGTTTGGTCCATCATACAAAGTCACAAGAACTGATGAATTGATGAGACAGGGACATCTCTCCCAACTTGACATTCAATGCATAGTTCTAAAACATTCACCGCAAAAGTTTGAAACTTATGAGGATGAAATACAATATCTAATCTCTCACGAACAAAGAAATAAATTTATTACAAATTTAACTCTCGATCTAAAGGGAAATACTCTAGTTCTCTTTAGTAGAGTTGAGGCTCATGGAGCAGTTTTATATGAAAAGATAAATAGTCAAAAGCGAGATGATCGTAAAGTATTTTTTGTTCATGGTGGAGTTGATGCTGAAGAAAGAGAATTAGTTAGGGAGATTACGGAAAGAGAAAACAATGCGGTGATTGTTGCTTCTTATGGAACCTTTTCTACTGGTATCAATATTAAAAATCTCCATAATGTTATCTTCTCCTCACCCAGTAAATCTAGAATCAGAAATCTTCAAAGCATTGGACGAGTTCTTAGAAAAGGAAAAGACAAAGTAAAAGCTACACTTTATGATATTGCTGATGACTGCACATATAATTCGAGAAAGAATTATACTCTAAATCACCTTATTGAAAGAATTAAAATTTATAACGAGGAAAATTTCAACTATGAAATTATTACAATTCAATTAAAGAAATGATAGAAGAAGATTTTTATGCGACTGTTAAACTAAAAACTGGAGAGGAAATATTTGCAAAGGTAGCAGCCTCTGAAGAAGAAGACAGAACCATGCTGATTATTTCCAATCCAGTTATAGTTTCCGAAATAAAAAGTAGAATGGGTGTCGTTGGTTACAAACTAGAACCCTGGTTAAAGACTACTAAAGAAGATATGTTTTTAGTAAATATTGAAGATGTTCTTACGATGAGCGAATCTTCTGATATTGAAATGATTATGATGTACCAATCCTATTGCAGGCAATCCAGCAAGGTAAAAGGTAAAGAATGTAAAATTGATAGAAGAATGGGATATATTTCTAATGTAAATGATGCAAAAGATATTTTAGAAAAGATCTTTAAAAGTAGCTAAGTATATTAATTTTTAACCCCGACAAAGGTTATTATATCTGCCTTGAGATGCCTTGTCAAGTATTTTTAAAAATGGTATAATCTATACATAATAATGATAAAAACTTATGATATCCACAGCAGTCATGACCAAAAGAAAGAGGTCAGAGCATTACGTTAACAACAAAGAGTTTCTTGCAGCACTGATTAAGTATCGTGAAGACAAGGAAATCGCAGAGATTCAAGGAAAACCAAAACCTCCCATTCCTCGCTACATTGGAGAGTGTTTCCTAAAGATTGCCAATCATTTATCATTCAAACCAAATTTTGTCAATTACATGTTCAAGGAGGACATGATTTCTGACGGTATTGAGAATTGTGTTCAGTATATTCACAACTTCAATCCAGAGAAGTCACAAAATCCTTTTGCTTATTTCACTCAAATCATTCATTACGCTTTCCTTCGCCGCATTCAAAGAGAAAAGCGTCAGTTAGAGATCAAGAACAAAATCCTTGAGCGTTCTGGGTACTCTGAGGTTTTTGATGACAACAACACTATTGACGGATCCAACTACAGCGACTATAATTCTATCAAGGACGCCGTGCATTCCAAACTTCGTTACTGATGAAAGTCGCTATTATCACTGATCAACACTTCGGAGCAAGAAAGAACTCTAAACTCTTTCATGATTATTTCCTTGAGTTTTACAGGGATGTATTTTTCCCAACCCTATTGAAGGAGGGGATTACCACAGTTGTGGATATGGGTGATACTTTTGATAGTCGTAAAGGTATTGATTTTTCTGCTCTATCTTGGGCAAAAGATAATTATTACGATACTCTAGAAAAAATGGGTATCACTGTTCATACTATTGTTGGGAATCATACTGCTTATTACAAAAATACAAACGAAGTAAATGCTGTGGATTTGCTACTTCGTGAGTACCGTAATGTAACAGTATATGCAGAACCAACAGAAGTTTTGTTAGATAAATTAAATGTGTTGTTTATTCCTTGGATCAATCAGGAAAATGAGCAACAAACTTTAAAGATGATTGGAAAGACCTCTTGTAAATGTGCAATGGGTCATTTGGAACTTAATGGATTTTCAGCATATCGTGGTCACACCATGGATCATGGTATGGAAGGTGAATTGTTTGATAAGTTTCAACGTGTTTTTTCTGGGCATTATCACACCAGGTCTAACAACGGTAAAATATTCTATCTAGGAAATCCATACGAAATTTACTGGAATGATGTAAATGATAAAAGAGGGTTTCACATCTTTGATACTGAAACTCTTCAGCATACCCCAGTAGATAATCCTTACAGAATGTTCTATAACATTTATTATGAGGATA